AATCTATCTTCCACTCATTCCGTGGGTGCTCGTAAACGGCATCAAAGGAATCGCAGTAGGGTTCTCAACAGAGATTCAACCCCATAAAGCAAAAGACGTTGCTAAACTATGTGTCAAGTATTTGTCTGGTAAAGACATTACAAACGGCACAAAAGCAAATGACTTGCTTCCGCACTATCCCAATTTCACTGGTACTATTGCTCGTGATGATGCTGGAGTTATCTGGTGTAAAGGGTCATTCAGTAAAGTAAATACTACTAAGATTAATATCACTGAAGTCCCTATTGGATATACTCGTGAATCATATGTGTCGTTTCTAGACTCTCTAGAAGACGCAGGGAAGATTACTTATTATGTAGACAAATGTGATAAGTCGGGGTTTAACTTCACTGTAACGATGCCTAGAGCATGGTTGGGTAGGGCAACTGATGCACAGATAGTAAGTTTGTTTAGGTTACAAAAGAAATTGAATCAGAACCTTACAGTGATTAATGACGATGACCAATTATGTGTCTATGAGAACGTACATGCAATGATTGTTGATTTTTGTGATTATAGGATCACAAAATATGTTGATAGGTATGCTAAATATGTTTCAGATGGGAATGCTCAAATGCGTATCTATAAAGAAAAGATACGATTCATTACGATGATTCTTGAGGATGAATTGAACTTTAAAAACAAGACTAAGAAGCAGATTATTGCAGAGTTAACCAAAGAGAAGTTTGCAGAAGATATTATTCCAATGCTGATTAATATGCCAATATATTCTTTATGTGCTGATGAGAAAAAGAAATTGATTGAGAAAGGAATTGCCCTATTCAAGCAGATTGATGAGTGGGAAAAAGTTGATGAAACTGAGCAGTTTGTAAAGGAATTGAAAGGAGTTAAATAAGTTATGGATTTTTTAGATAATCCACCCAGTGAAGAACCAGTATCAAAGGTGTCAGTCGGAAGTAAACTGACAATCAAGCATTTGAAGTTTGAAAGTGATGTGGCGTTTTTTGAGATTGATGAGTTAGTGATTGAAAATATAACTGACCTTAGGAGTTTAATTAGTGATTTAAATAAAGAATTCTCTTGACAAACAGTGATTTTTAGTGTATAATGTATAACATGAACAATAAAAGAGGTAGATAATGATTTTAGTTGATTTTTCGCAGATAATGATTGGCACTCTTATGAGTAGTGCAAAGAATATGGATGATGTAAGTGAGAAATTGCTCCGTCATATGACATTGAATACTATTAGGGCACACAGAAAGAAATTCCATCGAACTTATGGTGAAATTGTGTTGTGTATAGATGGGAAGAATTATTGGCGTAAAGATGTATTTCCTTATTATAAAGCAGGTCGTAAGGGTGCTCGTGATAAGTCCGTATTTGATTGGAACGAAATCTTCGGTCATTTTGATACAATCAAAGCAGAATTGAAAGAGAATTTCCCATACAAAATGGTAGAGGTTCATAGTGCAGAAGCGGATGATGTGATTGCTACCATATGTAAAACGAAAGACCCAAGTGAAAAGTGTCTGATTCTTTCATCTGATAAGGATTTCGTGCAACTGCACAAGTATAAGAATGTTAAGCAATATTCGCCAATGCAACGGAAGTTTGTTACTCATGCTGATCCAAAAGCATATTTAAGAGAGCATATTATTCGTGGTGACAAGGGTGATGGTATTCCAAACTTCTTGAGTGATGATGCGGATTTAGTAAATGGTATTCGACAAACATCAATACAGAAGAAGAAACTAGACGTTTGGTTGACTCAGACTCCTAGTGAAATTTGTACTGATGTAGAGATGGAAAGACGATATGCAAGAAACGTGCAGTTAGTTGATTTGGATTTAATTCCAGAAGAGTTGACAAAAAGCATTCTTGATGAGTACACAAAAGAACCAATTGGTGCAAGACGCAAACTATATAACTATATGATAATGAATCAACTGAATAATTTAGTTGGTGTGATAGGAGACTTCTGAATAATGACCACATACGACATCTTAGAAAAACTTAGGAGCGACAACAGCAGATTATTTAAAATATCTGTTCTTGAAGACGAGAAAGATAACACAGAGTTAAAAAGAGTATTAACACTTGCATTGGACCCATATACTCAATTCTATCAGAGAAAGATTCCTAAATATCTTACTATGGGCATTGCGGAAAGTTCTGTAATTTCTAAAGAATATCGTTCTCTTGATTGGGGACTTAATCGCTTGAATGTGTTGAGTTCTCGTGAAAAGACGGGTAACGCCGCAATAGAATTCCTTAAGGATACGTTATCATCTCTTTCTGAAAAAAATGCAAAGATTCTCGAATGCGTGATTAAGAAAGATTTGAAGTGTGGTATCAGTGCAAAGACAGTGAATAAAGTGTTTGGTAAGAATTTTATATTTGAATATCCATGCATGCTTGCATCCGCACATAAAGCATTCGAAGATAATGCGATTGTATATCCTGCCATTGTTCAGTTGAAACTTGATGGAATGAGAGCAAATATTATATGTGATGTTAACGGCAATGTTTCTCTTAGGTCACGAAGTGGTAGAACGATTGAAGTTCATGGCAAATTTGATGAACTCACTAGAGCAATCCTATCAAAATCTCCGACAGTCGAAGACTTAGATATGTTCCGGGCAGGAGTCATTGATGGTGAGTTGGTTGTTTTAGATGAAGATATGGAAACCATTCTTGACCGCAAGACTGGAAATGGTATCTTGAATAAAGCAGTGAGGGGAACAATTACACAAGAAGAAGCATTCCGTATCAGAATGTATTGCTGGGATTTCATCCCCCTTGAAGATTTTCAAAATGGTAAGTCTGACCGCACATATAATAGTAGGTTGGGAACATTAAAAGCGCGATTAGAGGACGTGTATGAGAATTGGGACATGGATTATGAATTAATTCAACTTGTCCAAACACAAACTGTAGAAGATGACCTTGAGGTCGTTGAATTATTCGCTCATGCTCTTGATATGGGCGAAGAAGGTATCATGGTTAAAAACATGAATAGTATTTGGGAGAATAAGCGAAGTAAGGAACAACTCAAGTTCAAGCAGGAACTTGATATTGATTTGATTATCACTGAATGGAAAGAGGGATCTGGTCGTCTTGAGGGTAAGATGGGTTCTGTATTAGCAGAGACAAGTGATGGTCTGTTAGAAGTATCTATTGGGTCAGGATTTAATGATGCTGATAGGGAATTGACTCCTGAAGATGTAGTGGGTAAGATTATCACAGTTAAATATAACGAAGTTATCCGAGATAAGAATAGGGACAAAGCATCTTTATTTTTGCCTATATATCAAGAGTTACGACAAGATAAGTTCACCGCTGATAAGATGCCAACATGAAAGATGGGTCATGGGGCACAGATGATGATGGAATAGAAGATGTTGCCGAGAAGACATTACAAGAGAGTAGAATGGAAATCTGTGATGATTGCGAATTTGAAAACGAGATGAGGGTTGTGGGTAAATATTGTGAAAAATGTGGTTGCGTTCTCAAATTAAAAACAAAAATGAAATGGACACATTGTCCTATTGATAAATGGTGAGGGTATAAATGAATTATAAAGATGCGGGTGTGTCTCTACAAGACCAGAACATGTTCAATGCTAAGTTATGTAGCAAGATGCCTTGGTTAGGTGGGTTTGGTGGTGTATTCCCTATTAGTGATGACCATTATCTTGTATCATCTACAGATGGTGTAGGTACAAAGAGTAAGTTGTACACAGATACTAAAGAAATGAATATTGATACTAAATTAGAACATATCGGTATTGATTTAGTAGCAATGGTATTTAATGATATCGTGTGTACGGGTGCAAAACCTTTATTCATGAATGATTACATTGCAGTGAATTCATTAGCAGATAATGACATGAATTTGATTATTCAAGGCATTAATGCAGGATTAGAACAATGTAGAAATGCACCTCTACTTGCTGGCGAGACTGCTATCATGGGCGATGTATATCAAGAAGGTGAATTTGATATTGCAGGATTCGGTGTAGGGTTAGTCGCAAAAGACAGTTACATTGATGGGTCTGGTACTAAAGATGGTGATGTGATGCTTGGTTTATTCTCTGATGGATTTCATGCAAATGGGTTTTCTTTGATTAGAAAAGTCATGAAGCGAGTGCCAAAAGAAGATATTCCTACTGACCTATATAAAGAGTTACTAAAACCTACAAGAATTTATGTAGAACCGATACTGAAGATGATTGAGAAGTTCGGTGCAGATATTCATGCTATCGCACATATTACGGGTGGTGGTAGAGATAACGTTGATAGGGTTATTGGCGGAGAAGCAATGAACTTGAGACCTCACTGGCATGGAAATGAAACTCCACCAGCGATGTTCAAGTTTATTCAAGAGCAAGGAGTTATTAGCGACCAAGAAATGTTGAGAGTTTTCAATAATGGAATTGGTATGGTTGTTATTGTTGAGCGTAACAGAGCAAACGACATTACTCAGACATTAGAAGCATATGGAGAAAGAGTGGTCGAAGTTGGTTATATTAAAGAGCGGTTGACATATAGTCAGCAAAAAATGCTGACTGATAATGCAAAGAAAAATTTAAACTAGGAGTAAAATATGAGTGATGTAGAAGAGTTTGGTGTTAGAGCATACAGGGATAGTGTTGTTGTGATAAGAAATGAAAAAGAAACCAAAACGGATAGTGGAATTATTCTTGTAGAGGGAGCACAGGAATTGCCGAGCGAGGGTAAAATTGTATCTGTGGGAAGCGGTCATATGTTTGATAATGGTGAGATGCGCCCACTAGATGTATTTGTAGGAGATAAAGTTCTTTTTGGTAAATTTGCTGGAAAGAAAATTATAGTAAATGGAATAGAACATGTTGTTCTGAAAGAGGAGGAAATTCTAGCAATCCTTACATATGACCAAACAAAGGATCATGTGCAGTCGGACATAGAACAACCTTAAGTTATTAAACTAAAATTATGAAAGAGGTATAAAATTATGAAAAATGTTGGAATTATTGGTGGTACTGTATTAGTTATTAGTTGTGGAATGTTAGTTGGTTGCGATAATTTACCGATTAAACTCCCATATCAAAGTGAAGTTGTTGAAGAGACTGTTGAAGAGACTGTTGAAGAGACTGCAACACTTCCCCAACTGGTTGAGAAATTGCGCCTTGAAGAAGAAGTAGTTGTACTTCCAGTCATGGTCATTACTCCTGAAGTTGATTTACCAGTTGTGGGGTCTACTGAAACTGCCGAGTAAATATATGATATACTACGTTGATATTGATGGAACTATCTGTGAGGGACAACCGTATGAGATTGCAGTTGTTATGCCAGACCGAGTAGATAAAATCAATAAACTTTTTGATGAAGGACACACGATAGTATATTGGACTGGAAGAGGGCAGTCAACTGGGAAAGATTATACTCAGTTGACTGTTGCTCAACTCGCTGGTTGGGGCGCAAAGCATCACCAGTTGATTATGGGCGAGAAACCTCATTTCGATTTGTATATTTGTGATAAGAGTGTTAATGCAAATGCGTTTTTCGGAGAGAGTCCAGAATTTGATGAGCACGAACAATGGAAATAAATGATTGACAAACGGAAGAAAGTCGTGTATAATGTAACATATGATGAAAATATTAAAGTGGTTATCGACACTATTCTTAGTGTCTGGAGCAATCCTAGTAGCATTAAACATTCCAGAATCTAAATGGGGATTCATTGCGTTCTTGAAGGGACATATATTATTAGTATATTGTTTTGCAAAAGAACGTGATTTTCCTCTTTTAGTTCAGAATGTATTTTTTCTTGTGATTGATATAGTGGGTATTTTTTATTGGGTGGTGGTGTGATATGAAAAAACTAATATTCGTAGCAGTTCTTGCAATGATTACTTCTGGATGTGCGATGGGCCCTTATTATAGACCTGGAACCATTCAGTGGCGAGTTGATTGTGAATTGAGATATCCCACTGAGGGTGAACAGACGGCATGTCTACAAGGTCAATCACAGAAAGATGCAGAGATTAAAGCAAGACGCGAAGATGCGGCATACAGAAGAGGTCGAGGCGCAAATTGGAGAAGATACGGAAGATATGGTGTTAATTCATATTCGGGAAGTATTCTCAGACAAATGCAGGTAATACCGAGATGAGTATTAATAAGGGAGATTTTATGCACAATGTAGGAAACGTAGTCGAAGTTGTAATAGAGATTCCAATGGGTTCTGACCCAGTTAAATATGAAGTGAATGACATGACTGGAGAGATTTATCTTGACAGATTTCTTGATACAGCAATGTACTATCCATGCAATTACGGTTTTGTTCCCGACACACTAGCAGACGATGGGGATCCAATTGATGTTCTTGTGATGAGTCCGTATCCTCTTCTACCTGGGTGCAAAGCACGGTGTAGAATAATCGGTATGCTTGACATGCTTGACGAAGAGGGTACTGACCATAAGTTGTTTGCAGTTCCTATTGATAGAACATATAATGATTGGCATGATGTTGAAGATATTCCTACGAGACTGAAGAATCAAATAAAGCATTTCTTTCAGCATTATAAAGATTTAGAACCTGATAAATGGACTCAAGTGACGGGATGGAAAGATGCAGATACAGCAAGAGAAGCATTAAAAAATGCGATTAAGAAACCTACTGTTTTGATAAACTAAAATGAAAAAAATACCAGACCCTATAAGAAAACGAATCCATGACGTATTTCCAACACGTATCTATACTGTAGATGTTGCTGACTATGAACTGCTTAACAAGAATCTTATAAAAATCATTGACGAAGAGCGAGACCTGTATGGGAGTAGAAATATATCTAATAAATCCGGTGGCCATCAAACGAAGGACGGCAAATTCTTAGATGCTCCTGATTGTGAATATAAGAGTAGAGTATTATTGGAGATGACTAGAGCAATAGAGAGTTTTAGTTCAGATATGAACGTAGACTTAGAAAACTTCGCGGTCCGTTGTCAGGAATCTTGGGCAAATATTAATGTCAGAGGATCAGGCAATATGAGTCATGTTCATCCAATGACTCACTGGGCATGTGTGTATTATGTGTATGTTCCTGAAAATGCCGGTATGTTTCTCATTAATGATCCTAGGGGAGGAATTCCTCAGATGTATTCTATGCCATATATTAACGATGAATCCCCATATAAAAATGATAAACTTGAACCAGATACTCCGGAAGGAAGATTGCTAATCTTTCCAGGATGGATGAGTCATGAAGTTAGTCCTAATATGTCGGATGAAAAAAGATATACCATCGCGGCAAATTTTAGTTATTATATGAAAAAAGACTTGACAAACCAAGCAAACTAGCGTATAATATATATTGTAATGTTGATTTCTTTCGTAGATGGTAAAATTAAAGTGACTGTTGAACATGACCTCATGTTCAACTGGTTCGTCATGACTGGAGTTCTGCTTGCATTATCTATTAAACCCTTGGGATATTAATGACTGTATTTTATGATGAATCTATTGGTGTCAAAAACTCTAAAGTATTTGATGCTGTTATCGACTGGACGTGGAAACGCCTGAACCTTAAT